GTCCTGGAGTACTCCAACCATAAACATTACTAGGTGCTTCTCGCCTGCCGCTAGAAGTATTTGTTCCTCTTATATGATCAACATCTAACCCTGCTTTTTCTAATCGATCTTTTTCTATAGGATTAACCGGCTTTAAAAATTTTGTAGGATCTCTACTTTCGCCTGTCTCTGTTAATTTATTATATTCTCCAACCGGAAGTGCTTTACTTGTATCGTCTTTATTGTATTTTGTAGACGAGTATCCAGGTGTCATAAAATTTACACCGGCATCAGGAACACATCCTATCCAATATGCTTTTGAAAAATTACCTTCGGGCATTAATACAATTACTCTTGAGCCCACATCTGGTGGTACTGCCCAAAAGCCATAGCTTTTTTGTGTATTAGAATAATCATCATTGTTGCCTAAACCACTGTTTGGTGTAGAACCAAAAAACGGACTTGCGTATTCACATTGTACATAGTCAACTAAATTACCACTACTAGAGCGTTTGGTAATCTCAACTTCTATGCCGCCCATAAAATTAGTGTCTAAATGGTTTTTAACAATTCCTATGTAAATGCCAGAATTGTGTTGGTTTTGTCTAGGGGTTCTAGTTTCGGTTGACATTATCTATCCTCACCTGCTTCAGGTACTGGATCAATTCTGTTTGATTCATTTCCTTCGCCAATAGCTTTTCCGCCTTTTAGATCTGCAATAATTGCACTTGCAATATTTTCTAATGTTAAATCTTGATTTCGTTTTCTATTTAATCGTAAAGTTTGTGTAAAGGTGCCGTTTTTAAAATTATTTGTTACATGCACTACTTGGTAGACTCCGCTAAACATTGCAATAGGCAAAAACCCCCCTAAAGGATATTTTACAAATCCAGAATCGTCATCATAATCGATAGGAGTTCTAAAGTTTAAAACAACATGTATTTCCCCATCGACAGGATTCATACTTCCGTCAATGGTTATCATACTATTTACAGGGTTTGGAATTCCTACAAAATTTCCTAATCCTGCATCTGCAAGAAAATACGGATCTCCGTGTATTTGTAGATCTACTTGAATCATATCGTTAAATGTATGAATCAACATATCGTTTAACTGTCGAGCTATACTAGCAACTGATCCTTCTGATGCGCCGCCGCCGTTTACCGGAGTGTCTGTTTCATTGGTATTTCTAACAACAGATGCCCCCGAACTGTTTGACGGTCCGTATAACGGATGTACAATCGGCGATGTTGATGTGGCAGGTTCTTGATCTCCGCGTAACCAATTAGCAACACTACCAAAAACACTATCTTGCTGTCGTTGTCCTCTTGAACCTTGGACACCTGTAAAAAATGCTAGATTAAACTGAAGATCGAAATCAATAATGTCAGTATTTTGACCAGTGTAGATATAATTGTAGGATTTAATAGCTCGTGTTTGTCTTGTAAATGTTGCTAAAACACTTGATCTCGGTGCAGCAACGTTTGAAATATCAACTTTATAAGGAACTACCCTATAAACATATATTTTAGGATCTTGTCCTGTAGCACCTGCATTTAAAAAACTAGTTCCGTTGTATACTTGTGTTTCAATTCTAACCCAATCAACCATTCCAAATGCATCTGGCTTACTGTCTGCAAAGTCTCTACCATATCCACTAAGAAGTACAACTTCTTCAATTATATCTTGTATTCTAGATCCAGAAGCAAAAGTAAAAATTCTGTTTTCGGTATCGTATACTAGTTTTCCTCTAGTAAGATAACCTTCATTTTCAGGATCTTCAACAAATCCAGCTTCTTGGAAGGGGAAGTTTCCGCCGGTAGCTGCATTTTCTACAATCTTAGCTTTTCCTATTTTGTTCCAAGTAGCTTCGTTATCAGCAGAAGCTTTTAATGTAGATCCTAATGCAGAAGCAGAGGTTTGTGCTTGTATTTCATCTTGAGCTTCCGAGACGGCTCCGGCATCAAACTCGCCGCTAGTGTCGCCTGTTATACCTTCGTAAATATCTTGCAGTGTGTTTCCTAAACTAACTGTAGCTGCATTTACACTTGAAGCAAATGTGCCGCCGATAGAATCTAATAATCCAGATTTTGGAAAACTAATAACAAATTGATCAGCTGCTGGTTTTTGATTAGCTGTAACCAGTCTAGCTTCTGTTTCGTTTAATTTTGCTGTTAAACTTTCTGCTCCATTACTTTGAAGTACTTGACCGACTGTTTCGCCTCTTATCTGTACATCTTGTGTAATAGTTTGTGTTGTGTCAGTACTAGCCATATCGTTATATGCGGCAGCAGTTACATCATAAGTTGCACCTGCTTCTGTGACATTCATATCGGCTCTAATTATTCTCATAGGAATATGTCGCTGACTGAATAATGGTGCTTTTACATTTCCGTCATCGTCGTAACCTTTGAATGCTACACTAAGCAAAAACGGTGCATCAATATAATTCATATGTCCGGCTACTAAGGCTGCTGTTCTTAGATTATGCAAAAATTGTCCCATTGAATAAGGCTCAATAACTTTAAATGTTATATTAGTGGCATTAGACAACCTAGTGCCTGGATTAGGCGCCATTGTGTTTACTATTTCTACATCTTCAATAAAAAATTCAACTTTACCGTCAGTTTCATAAATTGTTGGAATTTTGTTTCCGCCAGTTCCGCCACTTTTAATAATTTTAATCAACGGACCCATAGTTCTATAACTTAGAGGAAAATTTAATTCTAAATTTGTTAAACATCCTAATGTAAAAATTGAGTTATAACTTGCAAATTGATCTAACTCATTTCTATACGGAGGGAATCCTCTTCCTAATAATGCAAGAGCACCTCCTAATGTTGGATTATTAATTAAACTCGCTGCTTGTGTTGCTTTAGTAGCAACGTCAACTACTGGTTGTACAGCAGCACCTACTGCTCCTGATACAATAGTATCTGCAACGCCGCCGCTACCTACTACAATATTGCTTGAAGTAGAAACAACGTTTGTTATTTCTAGTGCAGCACTATCACTACTAACAGCTCTGTTTGGTGCTGTGATTTGTGATCCGTTGTTTGGATTAACTGCCATATTAGATTCCTAGCTGTTGTGCTAAATTTTCACCTTTAGGAAGATATATTTTAACTCCAGGTACTAAATCGTATACAGGATCTTTTAACACATCCATATTACGTTGTGCAAATACCCACCATAATTTTTCCGATCCGTAAAGGTCATATGCTAATAAGTCGGGCCTATATGTATACTGTGTTTGCACTGTATACAAAATATCATCAGGTTCTGCTGGCACAGGTCTGATTGTTAAAACATCAAGGTATCTACCATTTCTAACAACTGTTTTATTCCACGGACTTGTTGATTCATACTGTGCCATTAAATAAATCCTTTATCGTCAACTACATATTGTCCATTAACAAATGCATCAAGACTAAATTTAGTAACACTTTTTCTGCTGTATGTAGGTTGCACTACAACTGATATAGAGCTTCTTGTAGGTACCCATGTTCCATTTTCACCAACACCTACTTGAATATAATCAACATCATTAGGAAGTTCGATTGTAAACATTTGTACAACTACAGGAACTTCTTTAAAAACATAATCTCCATACCCGTTTAATTTTACAACAGGGGGCGGAGAACCCTGATTGCTAGTTGCACCATATGCCATTTTTGTAATAGAACGAAGATAATGCGTAGCTGCAACCCAGTACTGGCCTTCTTTTTCATTTTCTATAAAAAAGTCTCCAATAATTGTCATTGCACTCACTTGACTGTTCTGATAGGCAGGAAACACATAATTACTATGTGTAGGGTGCAATGCATTATAATTTGCACTGTGCTCCATAATAATTTGAGGAGTATATGGAAACATAAAACCGTTGGTTTCAAGCAAAGGTGTTAATAGTTTACTAGACTTATAACTCTGTGGAACAGATAAACGTACACGCCAATCTAAGTTAGTTTCAGAACCCCATGTTGCTTCTACAAAGCCTGTGCCGCCACTAGGTGCTGCACCTTCAAGTAGTCCAACTGAACGTAGAGCTTTGCCAAAACCAGTATCAGAGATAGCATTTGTAACTTTTTGTCCGATAGCACTTGGAATGTTTGCAATAGATTCGCCAACTTCTAGTGCGCTACCTTTGATATTCTCAACACTACTCTGTGGATTTTGTTGTGCCATATTTGTTCTCCTATAGTATTATTTAGTTGACTTTATTAACAGAGTATATTATAATGTATATATTAAATTAACGGAGACCTCCATTGAGAAAGACAAATTACCTAAACAATAAAGACATTTTAAAGGAAATACACAGATCTAAGAGTAGATTTTGTAGTTTTGTTGATAGTAATTATCATCAATTCGACATTATTCTTACAAGTATAGATAAAATTAACATACGAACTATTGCTGAAGCAAAGAGAAACAAAGCAAAACGACTATCAACCCAAGAATATGATAGGCGCAAAGCAGCAGGAGAAAAAGTTAAACAAGCAGAATGCGAACACGACTATAAAAAGATTACGAAAGAAGAATTAATCTTTCGTATTATGACATTTGATCATATTCCTGAGGAACCGGGTCGCAAAAAGAATCCTAAAACAGTTGCAGACACTAAAGTTAAACTAAACTTTCCACCATTCCAGCACTACAAGTTTAACGACGAAGGTGAATTAGTATGCGTAGGCAAGAGTCATTGGGTTGGCGGTATGGATAACGGACACTTCAGCAAGAATCATGCCAAGGCTACTGACAAACTAGCACTTATGTGGATGAAACTTTGTGACCGATATGCTACACGAGGTAATGTTCGTGGATACACTTACAATGACGAAATGCGTGGACAGGCAATTCTACAGTTAGCACAAATTGGTTTGCAGTTTGATGAATCAAAATCTAATAATCCGTTTGCTTATTATACTGCCGCAGTAACTAATAGCTTTGTTAGAGTCATTAATTTAGAAAAGCGTAATCAAAATATTCGAGACGATATTTTAGAAATGAATGATATGAATCCTAGTTACACTAGACAACATCAGGGAGAATGGGAAGCAGCTATGGAAAGAGAGAGAAAAATTTCAGAAGCCAAAAAAGGTTGACCTTTTGACCGTTTTCGTGTATAGTTTAGTAAAAGTAATATGGAGAATACGTTTTGTTTAAAAAGGCAGCTGTCTTTACTGATATACATTTCGGGTTAAAAGGCAATAGCAGAGTACACAATGACGACTGTGAAGAATTTATTGACTGGTTTATCGAGCAAGCAAAAGAAAACGGTTGCGAAACCGGCATTTTCTGCGGAGACTGGCACCATAACAGGAATAGTCTCAACCTTACTACTATGGATGCTACTGTTCGAAGTCTTGAAAAACTAGGTAAAGCATTTGACAAATTTTATATGTTTGTAGGGAATCACGATTTGTACTACAAAGACAAGCGCGATGTTTCGTCTACTATATTTGGCAAGCACATCGAAGGTATTACTTTTGTAGACGAAATCTACGAAGAAGAAGATGTTGTACTTGTTCCGTGGTTAGTAGGCGATGAATGGCGCAAGATCGAAAAGATCAAAGCCAAGTATATGTTTGGACACTTTGAACTTCCTAGCTTTTATATGAATGCTATGGTACAAATGCCAGATCACGGTGATTTACGTCCACAGCACTTTAAAAACCAAGACTATGTGTTCAGTGGACACTTCCATAAACGTCAAGTACAGGGTAAGATTCATTACATCGGTAATGCATTTCCACACAACTATGCAGATGCAGGCGACGATGAACGCGGCATGATGATTCTTGATAGAGAAAACAACGCAGAACCACAATATTTAAATTGGTGGAACTGTCCTAAGTATCGCACAATTAAACTTAGTGAACTAATTGACAATGCAGATAAAGTAATAAAACCTAAAATGTATCTGCGTGTTACATTAGACTTGCCTATCTCATATGAAGAAGCACAGTTTATTAAAGAAACATTTATTAATCAATACGAGTGTAGAGAAATTACACTTATCCCGCAGAAGCAAATTGAGGAAATTACATCAGAAGTTGATATTGAACATTTTGAAAGTGTAGATCAAATTGTAACTAAAGAGATCTCTGCTATCGAAAGTGACAATTTTAATAAAAAACTTCTATTGGACATTTATAACGAACTATGATTAAAATTAAAGATCTCACAGTAAAAAACTTTATGAGCGTGGGTAATCAAACTCAGGCTGTAGACTTTAACAAAGAAAAACTTACACTAGTACTTGGCGAAAACTTAGATCAAGGCGGTGACGACAGCGGATCACGTAATGGTACAGGCAAGACAACTATTATTAATGCGCTATCATATGCACTGTACGGTACTGCCCTAACTAATATCAAACGCAACAATCTTATTAATAAGACTAATAGCAAAGGTATGTTGGTTACACTGCACTTCGAAAAAGACGGGCAAGACTATAGAATTGAACGAGGACGTTCTCCCAATGTACTAAAGTTTTATATTAACAATCAAGAACAAGAACTACTAGACGAATCGCAAGGCGATAGTCGCAAAACACAAGAATTTATTAACGACTTGTTGGGCATGTCGCACGATATGTTTAAACATATTGTAGCATTAAACACGTACTCTGAACCGTTTCTTAGTATGCGACAAAACGATCAACGTGCTATCATCGAGCAACTGCTAGGTATTACTATCTTATCTGAGAAGGCCGATACGCTAAAAGATCAAGTTCGTAAAACTAAAGACGAGATTGCTATCGAAACTGCAAGAATAGATGCTGTGCAAAAAGCAAACGAGCATATTCAAGAAACTATAAAAAGTTTAGGTGTAAAACAAAGTGCTTGGAATGGTAAAAAGCAAGAAGATATTTCTAAATTACAAAAAAGTTTAGATGAATTAGAACATTTAGACATTGAAGTAGAACTAGAAGCACACGAAAAACTATCAAATTGGACAGAAATGAACAATGCTATTTTGGCTCTAAATAAAGAAAAAAGCACCCTTGAAAGTGCATTACTACGTGCTACTAAGAGTGTTGAAAAGGCTGAAAAAGACATCGCAAATCTTGACGATGCTACTTGTTATACGTGCGGACAAGCACTGCACGACGACAAAAAATCAGAAATTGAGTCAAGAAAAGCAAAAGAATTAAACGATGCAATAGCATATCAAACTGAAGTTGCTAGTAAACTAGAAGATGTTCTAAAGGGCTTATCCGATATCGGTGATATTAACGGTAAACCCAAGACGTTTTACGAAACTGCAAAAGAAGCGTATGAACACAGAAACAATGTTGATAGTTTAAAACAAACACTATCAAACAAACAACAAGAATCAGATCCTTATGAAGCACAAATAACAGAATTAGAGCAAGAAGCATTACAAGAAATCAATTGGGACACAGTAAACAATTTAACAAGTTTACGCGAACATCAAGATTTCTTGCAAAAATTATTAACTAACAAAGATAGTTTTATTCGTAAAAAGATTATTGATCAAAATCTTGCGTATCTAAACAACAGACTGTCATATTACCTTGACAAATTAGGTCTTCCGCATCAAGTTCAATTCCAAAATGACTTAGCAGTTGAAATTACACAACTAGGACAAGATTTAGATTTTGATAACTTGTCAAGAGGCGAACGTAATCGTCTGATTCTCGGGTTGAGTTTTGCATTCCGAGATGTTTGGGAAAGTTTGTATCAGAACATTAATTTGTTGTTTATTGACGAACTTATCGATAGTGGCATGGACACAGCAGGTGTTGAAGGCGCACTAGGCGTTCTAAAGAAAATGACTCGTGAACGAGATAAGAATGTATACCTTATTTCGCATAAAGACGAGCTAGTAGGTAGAGTTAATCATATTTTAAAAGTAGTAAAAGAGAACGGATTTACTAGTTACGAAAATGATATTGAAATTGTAGAATGATTGAAGATGACATACATGATCAACTAACAAAAGCGTACATGGCTTATTTTAAAGCAAATGAAAAGTTTGAAGCCCGTAACAGTGTTAGAACACATCGAGAAAGCAGGAAGTGGTTGCGTGAAATTCGCAGACTTGCTAAAATTCGCATGGATGAGATTCATGAAAAACACAATACCAAAAAAGGCACAAATAGTACAGGCACATAATAAGTAAGTTCATGCAGTGGACTTATGAAGGCAAAGTAATAGACACAATACCAGACGAATATGAAGGCTTTGTATATCTCATAACCAATCTTACCACTGGGCAAAAGTACGTAGGCAAAAAACTAGCAAAATTTAAAACTACAAAACCACCTCTCAAAGGCAGAAAAAATAAACGTAGAGGCTACAAAGAATCAGACTGGCGTGACTATTGGGGATCGTCAGACAGATTAAACGCAGACGTACAGGCACTAGGCCCAGAAAACTTCACAAGAGAAATATTATATCTTTGCAAAGGCAGGGGCGAAATGTCCTACATTGAGGCAAGAGAGCAATTTGACCGCCGTGTATTAGAGAGCGACGAGTATTACAATGGAATTATTAATGTTAGAGTTGGCGGTTCCGATAAATTGCGACAGGCTTTGCTAGAACATCACATCAAGGCAAAACAATCCAACACATAAGGTTGGCGGGCCAGTTTAGAAATACCGCTGAGTAAAAGGTACCCTTGAAAAGGACACTCGTACACGTTGATCGACCACCACTGTGAGGTAAGCCATCAAACAAATTGGGCCCACTGGTTGACGTAGATAGATTGTTGGCTGTCGAAAAACTGCACATTACACATAAAAACTCCTTAGCACTAGGAACGAAGCGGGAGGTAGTTGGAAACAACGATGTCGACGTAGGTTGGGAAAGGTCAGAGCCCATTGTGTAGCAGTATAATAAACACCTACTTCCAAGTCTCGGCTGGTGGCGAACTCACATGAAGCTAATTTTGAGGCAGGATGGAACCGTAACAGGTTCCGTCTGACTGAAACAATCTACATGAAACTTAGACGCATTACATTCGTAATGCGTTTTTTCATATGTATCACTTCTATCATACAAAACGAAGTGTATAGTTTGAGCGATAGCGAAAACTTGGATCAACGAAGTTGAGACATAAATACAATAACTTAGTTAGGAATAAAATCATGAATGTGTACGATATACTCGTTGAAGCTGCTTATGAAGATGCAGGAATGGCTGTAACAAGAGCAAGTGATGGGTCTTGGAATATTTTAAATAGAAATAATGAAGTTATTGGCAATGAACGCACTCCTGGTGCTGCAAGAGCTAAAGCAAATCAATTGGCTGCAAGATTAACACCTCCGGCAGTTCCTACTAATCCAGAGTCTGACTTAGATCAAAGAGAACGACAGTTACGTGATGCAGAACGTGAAGAAAAATTAAGCGATTCAAGAAAAGCAGCAATAAACAAAAGAATGAGATTTATCAATAGTGGTATGAGAAGAACTATGATAATTTCATTTATACTTGGTGTATATCCCGACGGGGAAGAAGATGTTGATGATTTTCAAGAACTGCTAACATCTTATCATAACGCTGCTAGTCGAGGCCTTCTTGTTATGCCAGCAGATATAGGGCCAAATGTTGAAGAATTTTCTGAAGAACACATGCAAGCAAACGACGAGCAGTTTGCTAGAATGGTTTCAGCTGCATATGTAGCTACAGTTGCAGGTGCAGCAGCTAAGATTGCTTATCTTGTTGCAAGTGGCACACTGTTAGTAAAAAATATGATAGCTATTGCTAAAGCCTGGAGAACAACGGCTACTGCAATCGCTGCGGCCGGCGGCGCAGTATTTGGTTTAGGAGTAGGCGGAATTGTTTCAGGTATAATTACTTTTGTTTTAACCACAGGCGCTCTTTGGTTAATTGAAAGATTCCTAACTAATAACGATACACAGAGATACGTTGCAACTCAATTTTTAGCATTCGCTGCTAAAGGAGGTGCTGAACAATTTATTGAAGGTTTAGAATTAGCAATTGATAGTACTGCATTTTACGCTGCTGATATGATATCAGATTCACCGTCAATGAATGATTTAGAAGCTGACCTTAGAAACTTCCAATCAACTGTTACTGGATTTGACGACGAAGGCTTAGAACTAAACAGTTTAGAAAGAAGGCAGTTAGACGATCTTATGAATTCATCAGATTTACCATCTACACCGGTTGACGGAAATAATAACAGCAGTACTCCGCAGCAATCAAACGTTAGACCCGATACCAGCAGTCTTCCTGGCGGTGGTGTTAACTTACGAGATTTAATCCCAAATTAAATTAACGGCATTCCTGCTTTTTTAGACGCTTCAATATTTTCTTCTACAACTCTGTTCATTATTTCAATATCTTTAACGTCAGTATAATACATGAGATTGTAAGAATCTACTCCTCCTCTCATGTACCAGGATATTTTATAAATTGTGTGTTTTAGATTTTTGACATCGTTATCGTAATTTTCCGATAACTTTAAAATGTCAGACTCCGAGAGTGTTGCTATTTGCGTACGAAAAAATTTGCGTAATCCAATTGTGGTTGAATAGTGTTTTCTGTTTCGCACTCACTGCAAGAAACTTTAGTTTCTTTAACTTTAATTCTTAGACCGTTATCTTCGTATACTTTCCTTATTTCATTAAAGTAAGAACTGTCGCTTGCATTTAATAAAAAGTCTTTAATAAATTGAGGCTTAGTTTCAGATTCACCATCAGGTGTAACAACTTCGATTACACTGTTTACAACCGCCTCTTGTGTTGCCGTTGTTATTTTCTCCATTAATTGGTCAACTAATTCTTTAGATTCGTCTGAGTCTTTATTTTCATTAACTTGTGTAAGAATTGCTCTTTGAACATACAGTGTAGTTTTTTGTAATTCTGTTAGCTCCTTATAAGTTAATGGTCTAATTTTAACTGTTAGATCAATAACTTTAACTTCAGAAACGAATTGATTAGATTGAATGTTTTGCAAAATATCGTTTATTGATAGTGCAAAATCGTCAACATTTTTACATTCTTTACAAGTTGTTTTAACTTCTAACGAATCCCCGTATGTTGCTAAACGTATTGCGCCTAAAATATAATCTAGATCGACTGTTGGAACATACCATGCATCTTTAATTGCAGGAATACAATTCTGAATGATTCTTACAACAGTATTACCTGTGTATAATCCGTCAGGTGTTTTTAATGCCATTTCGTCCGAAGCTGTCATGCTATAAACTTCTAACTCTTCAAATTTATCCAAAACAGTTTTTGGATACCAAACACCTTTACTAGGTAAATCGATATACAGCTTTGGCTGTCTAGTATATTTTTCTAGAGGACTTTGATTGTTTTCGTTCATGTATTATCCTAAGCATAAATATAATATAAGTTGTTATGCAGTATTATTTATATTGCTATTTTTTAAAGAGAGAAGATTATGGCCGGAGATAATGATCCGTTAGAAAATACCCGAGAAAGTTCTAATAGAACATCACGAAGTATTGATAGACTAGGAGCAGCAGCAGATCGAGCTGCAAGAATGGCCGGCATTTTTGGCGAAATGCCAGACTCTTTAACAGATTTAATAGGTACTACTAATGCTGCTACAAGAGGTTTAGCATATTTTGAGTCAAGATTTCAAGTACTGCAACAGTTAACTAGTTTTGGTGCAACCTTTGGTTATAGTTTACAAGAAATGGAACTTTCTGCTAATTCTGCAGGTTTAAGTTTAACAGATTTAGCAAACGTAGTTGCAGAGCAGTCAGAGCATATGGCAATGCTTGGTACAGACATGGATTCTGGACTAACTAATTTTTTAAATAGACAAGCATCACTATTTTCTAGATCAGAAGAAAATGTTAATCAATTTGGCATGACTATGAATGAGCAATTTCGTGCTCTAGGCCTTACTCAAGATCAAATAACAAAAACAGCTACAGACTTTGAAAATATGTATCAAATGGGTCGTGTTGCAGATTTTAGAAATAACCAACATCGTAATCAACAAATGATGGAATATTTTGAAGTTTTAGATGACCTTTCAAGACTTACAGGTAAGCAGCGTGATCAAATTGCAGACGAATTGGCCGAAAATGCACGTAGGGGACAAGTTCAAGCTAGAGCAATGATGATTGAGGATGATGAGTTACGCCAAGAGTATAGAAATCAATTAGGCGGTATGAGATCAATACTAGGAGATCAGTTAGGTGGACTAGCTGAAGATATTCTAGGTCCAGGATCGCCTCAGTCAAGAGCAGCAGCAGACCTTAGTGTTGCAGCCAGTGACTATACCAACACTTTGTATCAAGCAAGAGCTGCATTAGATCGAGGCGATATGGGTGCTTTTACTGAGCTAATGAACCAAGCAAAAGTTGCAGCAATGGGCGCAAGAAATCAAAACAATGCTCAAATGGTAATGTATAGACAAATGAACGAGTACGGCAACAACGTTGGAATCATGTTTGAAGAAACATATGCCGTTGCAAACCAATTTGAACGAATGCGTAGTGAGCTAGAACAAGAACTTGGCAGAAATGTAACTGATTTAGAAGTGTTTACTAGAATGCAAGAACGATTTGCAGAACAAAGAGCCAATAGACAAGAACGTTTTGCCAATAGAGATGATGTATTTGGATCGCTCGCAGGGCTTAGTAGTGATGTACAAAATCAAGGTATGGCGGCAAGACAAACAGCTATTAACACAGCATATGAAAGTTTAACAGGAATTTTAAACGGAATTTCGTCAGCATTTAATCAACTCAATCTGCCAGCATTGTTTAGAGGCTTTGAAGCTGACATACGTGCATTTAGAACCGGATTGTTTGGCGGCGAAACAACAGAGTTAAGCTCACAAATAGAAAGTATGCGACAAATGGCATTAGGGTTAGGCGATGACGGTGTATTGCTTGCAACTCAACTGTCTGAAGTACAAAATAATTTAGCTAATAACAATTTACCTGCTTCTGACAGAGCTGCTGAAGAACAAAGAGCAAGAGATCTAATGCAAGCAATTAGAGACCTAGAACGTGTTAGGGTAATGAATGCTGATAATGTTGAAATAACTCAAGCCGACATTGTAAATATTAATAATCTAAGAGAAGCTCTTGGACTTGATCCTATAGAACCACCTGATAGTACTCAAAGCATTGGTACACTAGGAAACACAGGTAGACTATTTAAAGATTTTGGGCAAGAAACTATGACAGCATTGCACGGTTTAGAAGCAGTGCTTACACCAGACCAATTAGGTCATGTAGTACAGCGTACAGTCTCGGGCGCACTACAAGGTGCAGCACCAACATTTGCAGCCGCGTCAAATACTAGTATATCTATGCCAGCTGAACTCACAAACGGCATTAGATCAATTGACGGAAGATTAAATACACTAAGAAACTTGCCTCAAATGATGGCAAACAACAATGGACAAACAGTTGATATAACGCCTTTAGAACAAGCTATTATGAATTTACCAGCAAGTATAAAAAGACCATTCGAAGAAGCACTAGCATCAACAGTTGGATCTGAAATAGCTAATAATACTAAAATGCTTGGTGAAATTGCGTATAATACAGACAGAACAAACAAAAATACTAAAGGCATTAGTAACGACTACTTGAGGGGAGCATAACACGTGAGTTGGAAAAAATATTTTACACCAGTAGGAACTGGTAATTCAGTTGACGGAATGTATAGTCCAATTAACGGCTCTGCTAGTGGTGCCCGTCCAGGTCCAGCACGTTCTAACTATTCAAGTTATTTGCCTGATGTATATGTAGGCTCACCAAATCGTGTTGAACGTTACGGTCAATACAACACAATGGACAATGATTCAGAAGTAAATGCTGCACTAGATATTCTTGCAGAGTTTTGTACTCAAATGAACGACGAAAATGGTACAAATTTTAAATTTGCTTTTAATAAACCAGCTACTAATTCAGAAGTACAAATACTTGGGCAGTATTTAAAACAATGGTGTAAAACACAAAAATTTGAAACAAGAATGTTTCGTATATTCCGTAACGTATTTAAATATGGAGATGCAATCTTTATTCGAGATCCGCAAACTAAAAAGTGGTTCCATGTTGATCCTGCAAAACTTACACGTATTATTGTTAACGAAAGCGAAGGCAAAAAGCCTGAGCAGTATGTAATCAAAGACTTTAATCTAAACTTTAAAGATATGGTTGCAACTACTCCTTTACAAACTAACGGAAATGTTAACGGTGGTGGCACTCCTAATGGAGGATATTTTAGTGGCAGTGGTAGAGGAATGGTTGGAAATGCGCCGCAACAGTCAGGATCTAGATTTACAGTAGAAGACGGCGAAGTTTCTGTAAATGCAGAACATGTTGTACATTTAAGTTTGTCAGAAGGTTTAGACAACAACTATCCATTTGGTAACAGTCTACTAGAAAGTATTTTTAAAGTTTACAAACAAAAAGAATTGCTTGAAGATGCGATTATCATTTATCGTGTACAAAGAGCACCAGAACGAAGAGTATTCTACGTTGATGTGGGCAACATGCCTTCACACCTTGCTATGCAGTTTGTGGAGCGTGTTAAAACGGAAATACATCAAAGACGTATCCCATCCGCGACAGGTGGCGGTCAGAATGTCATAGACAGCAGTTATAATCCACTGTCAATTAACGAAGATTACTTCTTCCCACAAACAGCAGAAGGCCGCGGCTCAAAAGTGGAAACATTACCAGGTGGTACTAACCTAGGAGAAATTGATGATCTTAGATACTTTACTAATAAGCTCGTACGCGGCTTACGAATACCTTCCAGCTATTTGCCTACGGGTGCTGATGACGGAGCAACTTCATTTCAGGATGGAAGAGTTGGAACTGCTTACATACAAGAATTAAGATTTAATAACTATTGCGAGCGTTTACAAGGATTAATTACTGAAGAATTTAATCAAGATTTTAAACGCTACTTACTTGAACAAGGTGTAAACATTGATACAGCAATGTTTGATATAGAATTCCAAGCACCTCAGAACTTTGCAGCATATAGACAATCAGAACTTGATAATGCTAGAATACCTAGCTTTACACAAATACAACGTTCAGCAGGAATTAGTTCAGCAGGAATTAGTGCAGACCTAGACGGTGCAGAAGATATTCTCGACGACGGAGGCGCAGCAGAAGACGGCGGAATAGGAGCACCACCAGAAACAGCAACCGGACAAGATATTGGCGGCGGCGCAGCAGCACCGGCGGGCGAACAGACGATATAAGGTATAAATACTTACATGATACTGAGAGAACTTTTTTACTACGACAAAGAAACCCTTGAGCCTACTGAAAACGATCAGTATGATCCTCAGTATGACGACTCTATCGTTAAACCTACCGACACTAGAAAAACAAGACTAACATTACGTCAAATCAATCGCGCTCGCAAAGCCGCAGAAGTACACACAAAAGAACAAGTTAAAGAACTTGACTTTGTTCGTCAAATGTATGGAATAGCAGCACAGCAAGCAGCGGTAGTATAAATGGCAAAAATTGACAAGTCTAAATATTCAAAAACACAGTGGCACATTATAAGAGAACAAAGACGTTGGGAAAAAGAGCAATCTTTAATAGCCGACGAAATAAAAGTTCCTGAAGTTAGATCAACAAGATTTGATACAGCATTTGTTTTAGGCAATGGCACTAGTAGAAAATCAATCGAATTACCAGAACTAAAACCACACGGAAAAATATATGCATGTAATGCAGTATATAGAGAGTTTGATCCTGACTATCTAATTGCTGTTGATGTAAAAATGATACTAGAGATTAATAAAAGTAGATATCAACACCGGGGCGAAGTATGGACTAACCCTAATAAGTCTTTTCAAAATCTGTCAGGGTTAAATTATTTTAATCCTAGCAAAGGTTGGAGCAGCGGTCCAACAGCACTGTGGCTTGCTAGTCAACATTATTATAAAAGAATCTTTATTTTAGGTTTTGATTATAAAGGTCTTGAAAACGGATCTAAATTAAACAACATATATGCAGACACAATGAACTATAAAAAGAGTTCAGATAGTGCAACATTTTTTGGAAATTGGATGCGTCAAACAAAAAATGTTGTTACAACACACAAAGATATTGAATACATAAGAGTAATACATCCAGATAATTATGTTCCGGAAGAACTAAATAATTTTGACAATGTAAAACATATTTTTGTTGAAGATTTTAAAAAAATGTTCAACCTTTCGTGATATTTTTAAAAATGGCTCGTTTTGAGCCTGTTTCTATACACTTTTTCCTAATAATTGTAAATACAATTGACAGCCTTACCATAGGTATAACATTTATTAGGAGAAAAAAATGGCAGATCTAAAGAAATTTGAAGAAATGCTTGAGCGCCTAGTCAACGAAGACAAATCAGGTGCTGAAGAGCTTTTCCACGAAATCGTGGTAGAAAAATCACGTGAAATTTACGAAAACTTATTAGAAGACGATCTAGAAGATGAAGAAGTTGACGAAGCTACTGATGAAGAAGTAGATGAGTCAGATGACGAAGACCTAGACGAAGCATCAGACGAAGAAGTAGATGAGTCAGAAGACGAAGACGAAGTTAAAGAAGACTTTGATCTAGACGAGTTGGAAGTAGAAGCTGACCCAATGGCAATGGACATGGGCGGGGATGCAGCAGATGATATGATGGGCGATGTAGATGCAGACGCAGCTGACATGGACGACATGGAAGATGGCGAAGGC